TATCAGGGCAAGGTCTTTTGACAATGATCAAAGACATTACCATCTGCATTTAAAGCCCTACTTTGGCGGTAAATCAATCAGGAAGATAACTACTGGTGATATTAATCTGTTTATTGATAGTAAAGCCAACTCTGGCAAGTCTGCAAAGCTGATCAGGCATTGTGTTGGTACATTAAACATGATTATGAAGTTTGCTATCAACAAGGGTTACATTGCGGTCAATCCTAATAATCCTAGTGAAAGAGATAAAATTACTGGCGGTGAAAGAGAAAGAGGCGGTTATTCACATGACAATATTGCCTCAATGATCAAGATTGAAAAGACTACTTACCTTCAGTGTTTTGTAATGTTTTCAGCATTTACTGGCCTGTCTGCAAACGAATTGCAGGGGCTACAGTGGGATGACATAAGTTTTGATAGTAGAACTGTCACAGTACAAAGAACTATCGATAACAAGGGCGGTATGCAGGACACAAAGAACTTTTACAGGGTAAGGACACTTGGACTACCAGAAGGCTTGATTAACATACTCAGGGAATGGAAATTAAAGTCTTATTCTGATCTATGGGTATTTCCAAATGCCTATGGTAAAAAGCCTTTTGAGCAGAATGCCATGAGAAAAAACATCAAGAAGATTTGTGACTTAGCAGGTGTTCCTGATTATGGTATTGGTGGTTTTAGAAAGTATTACAATACTAGCATGATCTCTGAGGTACCAGACCATATTAGGAAGGCTAGAATGGGGCATAGCAAGCACTCAACTACTGCCGAGACTAATTACACCATAGTGGATTTAGAGGAAGCCAGAGATGCGAAACAGGCCGAGCAATTGATGAAGAAAGTGATGGAAAGATAGTTATTCAAATTCAATCCCACCTTTGTGTATCTGGGTGGGTTTTCGGATAACTCTTCCTGTATCCTGTTCTTTTTCGGCCTTGGGATCATCAACAAATCTTTCATTCATACCTAATTCTTTTGGTGTTTTCTTACTATTTTCTTTTTTCAGTTCTTCAAATATTTTTCTTACTTCTGGATTATTTGACACTCTATCTCCTCTACACTCATAACAAATAGAATCTCTACGTCTTTTGTGATTTACCCTGCCGAGTTTTTTTCCGCAATCAGCACAGAAATTAAATCTATTATAAAATCCTTCAACTACAGTCGCACAAGATGGACACTTAAATACATCCTGCAATTCTGTCTTTTTCATAACAGTTTTACAGGTTGGACAGATATTCATTAGCCCCAGTCCTTTAGGGCTAATTCACCAGTAATACCGCCAAAACCTACATTATCAACATGACTGTCAGGATTTGTAGGATCATGGGCTATTCTGGAAAGTTTTTGTAGTTGATTTATAATTCCAATTTCAAATATTTGTATAGGCTGTTTTGACAAGTCTCTCCCTTGGAAATATGCATTCAGCAAGTCAGCAGTCCTGCCAAAGTTCTCTTCAGCATCACCATAGGCCTTCATCCTGTCACCAGTGGTTAAGGCTTTTGCCTGTTCAAATATGTCAGCTTTAGAAAGGGATTTTGTCATTCATCGGATCTTTTATTTTGCCTGCAAACCAAGTGTCACTTTTCTTATAAAGATTTGCCCAGAGGACTTGCCCATCACCTAGGACTATTTTGCAATTATAATCGCAATGCCAATCTGCTGATTTTTCATTTGCATTTATCGATACAGTAAATGGGTCTTTACCATATTTGACGAGTTCTTTTTCTTGTTCCATTTTATTTCCCTTCTATTTGGTTTTTTCTGGTGTGGAAGTAATCGATTGCCTCTTGCGATTTTGGTTTTTCTTCCTGCCACATGGCTCTTAGAGTTTCCAAAGTTCCGCATCGATCTGCTTTAAATTTAATCCTCTCATATTCATTTTTAAATTTTGGAGGATTTTTATTTTCGTCTGACCCATTGTTTTGAGGAGACTTTGAGCCAGACTTTGATGAAGTTGGTTTGGAGCCACCCTCATCTTCATTGTCCATTGCTGAATTACCATCGTCATCATCATCAAACAGGTAACTTGCAAATTCTTTTTCATCAGTGCTGTCTACAGTGACAATATCCAACATAGAGGCACATATCAGCCTTCTATAGTAGGTTACCGCAGAAGATAAAGCCTGTGGGTCACTTTTGGTCAATAGCACTGGTATCTTAGACACTTCCATTTGCAGGCTTGGCAGGTGAACAAGTTTGGTCACAAATACAGTTTGGCCTTCTACATATTCAAAAGTATTTTGCAGGATTAAATCAAACTTAATTGCACTATCAATACACCTTTGTACATAGGGTAAACTTGCATATTTACTGCTATGAAATGGGTTCTGTGAATCTTTAATTAAATATCTTTTTGCATTAGATACCCACTTTGCCTTGGCATGATACAATGATTGCATAGTTTCAGATTTACTTTCTGGCTTACTTGTCATTGGTTTTGGTATTATTTTAGATGTCATTTTTCCTAGTTCTTGCATACTTCCAACCTCTTTGATCCATTGCGTTGCACTTTTACTTTCACCCCATGCCCAAAACATTCACTGGCATTAGGCGGTACTAACTTTTTAATTTTATCTGAACTTTCCTTGAAGATTTTAGTCGCACCTTCAGTCTGGATTAATTGCAGGGCAAAAGACTTCCAACGATCATCGGCCTGCATATCTACTGGCACCAAGTCAGCCTGTGGTACAAAGTCCTGTATTGTTGGTAGTTCATCAGGCTCAAAACCCAATTCAACACAGTTCATAAAGTATTTACCCAGATCAATAAGTTCTTCCTGATAGGCAGGATCAATCTTTACTTCTTCTAAAATTGGTTTGTCACCGCCCCTGATAAAGCTGAGTAGGCCATACTCGACTGGTTTATCCAGATATTCCTGCAATAGGTATGCGTTCCAATGAAGCTGTGGTGAATAGTATTTGGTTAGTCTGGGTATAACATCACCCCAAGCCTCATCCTTGGTAGGCCTGCCGAGTGTAAATTTAGCATCTATTACAGCTATTTTGTTTTTGTAGTTTTCAATAACACCATCAAGAGTACACCGCATAAAGGGATGTTTTTTGCCTTCTATTACCTGCTGTCTCATGTTGATAGTTGTCTGAAGATAATGCTCAGTCCATTCCAGATTAAGCAGTTCAGTTATGTGACCCATGATTACAGGCCAGACCAGTGTCAAATCATCTGGTTCTTTTTTATCAGACTTTTCTAAAAATAGATTGTTTACTTTGTCTCTTTTACCAGAAGCAATGATATTGATCTCACTGCCACCCAGTTTAGCTTTTCTTGCAGACAGGCTCTTTTTGTCCATCCGCATCTTTTCAAAAAATGGTAATGCCATATAGTCTCCTCAATAAATTTTATTGAGAATACACCAAAATCAAAAAACACGCAAGTTTTAGCTAATTTATGCCTTAGTAGAAATTTGTGCGAGTACCCACAATCACATGAACACACAGCATTTCAGAGTTTTTTATTACTTCTTCCTTTATAGGTTTTAGTGTCTGAAATTTCATTTGTCTGTCAGTAATTTGTATTAGCTTCCTAAAGATACCAGTTATGTGATCACCCTGCTTAACTTGGATAACTACATAATCATCTTCCTTGGCCTGTCTGTTGGGGTCTACATACACAAGATCACCATGTTCATATCTGGGTGACATTGCACTGCCATGAATAAAACAGGCATAGGATTGCAGGTTTTCAACAAGGTAATCTGGCCTGATAGTGTGGCTGACAAATTGTCTATGCATTTGTACGCCCTCACCATTCTGCACTGGCATACCAAACAGGGGTAAGTCCTCTGTATATTTCATTTTATATTGTGCTGATCTTATTTCCTGCGACTGGATAGCTGACGTATCAACCTTAAAAAACTTGGTTAGTTTTTCCAAGTGATCACCAATACGTCTTTCACCTCTTTCCATTTTGGAATACTCAGGCTGTTTCATATTGATAGCTTTAGCAACAGTGCCTTGCTGTAAGCCCTTCATATTACGAAGGGTCAGCAAATTGTTTGGATATTTCATAGTTGATTATTATCTCCCCATCAAAAAAAAATTGATACATTAATAATTTGTTAATTACAATTCTTAATTTAGTGATGGGGGTGCAAAGGCAGGGTTGTTCCAAGGCATTTCAGATAGTCTGCCAATGTTAGATCTTACAGTTACTTTTCTAAGTTTATATTTAAATTTATGTTCCATAATACAAGTCCTTTTATAGTAAGTGGTTCACTTGAGCAAATTCCACTTCTTTCCTTTCTAGTAATTAGAATATATGCCTACAAGTTAAATGCAAGCATAAAATGTAAATTCAATTAACATATTAATTATAGTTGACATTGTTATATTGTATATGCTTTAAATATGCCTATAATGAATATCAATTTAAGACATAATATAAACACTAAATGTGGTAAAAATTTATGAAGTTGCAAGCATATATGGTATCTAAGGGCATTAGGCAGGTTGATTTAGCAAGGATTTTAAAGGTCAATCAGTCATCAATAAATAAATGGCTTTATAAAAAATCTTTGCCTTCTGGGAAACATATGATTCGTATTTTTCAGTTATCTGATGGGCAGGTAAATTTGAAAGACTGGATTCCCT